TTAGAATTTTTTGAAATTTTATTGTAAGGTGCTTGAAATACCATCCTCAGATCTATATCAGGGTTGTCCTTCTTAACAGCAGCGATCTTGCGTCTGTCTTCTGGAGACCAATACCCTTTAGTTTCTAAATAGACATGATTAGGTAGAATAAAGTCTGGGTGGTAGTGATGCTGTATCACATATGGAACCTTACATGATTCATACTCGTAAGTAACTCCAAGTTCAGAGAGCAAGTTAGCTACCTGCTCCTCTAGCTTAGATTTGAATTTAATCTTCTTACTTTCTTTTAATTTATCTAAGGCTTTCTGTGCCCATTCAATAGGGTCTTCAGAAGTCTTCTTCTGTTTCTTCTTCGGCATTTTCTACAGGTGGTTCTGTGGCTTTAAAGCCTTTTGTTTTACCGAAAAGATCAGCTACTTCATCCTGACCCAGCTCTCCAGAATCGACACCAGCCCCGTCAGATTTAACTGACACAACTTGTACGCCAACCAACTTAAGAGAACTGCCATAGGTAATCCCGTCCCGTAGAATATAAGGTTTTTGGAAGAAACCCAGTTTAACAGTAGATCCGCCATATAAAGGTGTTTTCTTATCAGTAACGGGTGTTCCCTCAGTATCAACTACTGGAGGTCTCTTATCCTCACCCCAAGAGAATTTAATTTTATACTTTCCATCCGATACTTCTTCCCATGGTGTAGGTTTTAGGGTAGCTCTTTTCGGATTCTTGAGCTTAGACTCTGCCCATCTTAGGACATCAGCCCTCTCAGTTTCTAGCTTGTCAACGATTGACTCGTCAACCACAGCCGAGAGCGAATAACCAAACTTTCCGGGTTCTAGGATAGCTTGAAATCCCTCAAGTGTAACTTCGTTCGTAACGTGTACGTTCTTTGGCATTTTAACAAAAAAAGTAAGTTGAATTAATAACCGACTCAGGCTTAAGATCGCCTATGATCGGTGGTGCTGTCTCTGCCCCTATCTGTTGGGCAAAGTCATTGAGATAATCATGCTCCGCAAAGAGATGCATGTATGTCTCCCTTATTATAGCAGATAATTCATCCATGTCAACCGCTCGTGTGAGAACGCTGTCATGGATTAGTGCTATAGGTTTGTTGAATTTATCAATGCTGAGATGTAGTAGACTCGCATCCAGACTGTGAATAAGGTTCGGTGCTGTTGCAGCACGGTGACGTTTGATATCTACCTCATCAGTATCATCAGTGGCTACTGATATCTGACAACGACCAAGCAGCTGTAAGTTATATACCTCTACTTGTTTCTTCATGATACGCTGATTCACTACGAACCCAGATGGTGTAATCCATTGTAATTCAGTAGCTCCACGCTTAATAGCTCCAGCGACCTCAGTCTCTATCCATTTCATAACAGACATAGGTCCGGGCACTACTTGTTGCATAGCATCCCGAACCGCCTGTACGGTAACGGTAAGATCTTCCTTGTCGATCTCAATTCCTTTCTCTAATAGAGCGTCACGAATATACGATCTATTGCTGTAAGGTTTTGCGTTGTAGGGGATTGTCATTACCGTTCTCTTGACGGTTTTCCTGTCCATTACTTTCTGTATGTGGACTGGGCACTCTGGCTTGGCAATCTCTGCTACAACTTTGTATGCGTCTTGTGGTCTATCAGCGGGTAGCACATTGACGAGTTGTGCTGTCCTTTTATCTCTTGCTAAACCTGCAAGGATCTGAAGACCACTACACGTAGCATCTGTAGCTACGAATAGCCCTGTAGTCGTGCGTGTCTTTGTAATGACACAAGCATGATATTCCTCACATGCTGCCATAAATTGCCACGGCTCATCCGCTGCCTCCCAGTCACCCAGATTATCTATTGGATCTGTTGCTACTCTGGTAATCAACGGAATGTTCTCATTCGTCCACGATAACCTCTCAGCCATCGTTGCTTTATCTAAACCATATGTAGTTGCTACCTGAAATGCCAACCATTTATTGCCTTGGGGTGTGATAAACGCCTCCTCTGCTGCCCGTAATAATGATTTACCAAAGTCAGTGTCTTGAGGTGTAAGAAAGGCTGGTATCGGATAGGCTCTTCCACGGTAGTCAAAGCTCCAAGGTATGAAGAACTGATCTCTATCCTTGAATCTTTCAACTGCTTCCATTGTCATCCGTGTACGGCATGACTTTTTAAATTCGGCTGCTCTCATATTCATTACTTCAGCAGCGGCACGACGGTAAGCCAACCGTGAGTCTTTGTTCGTTGCTATATCAACTGGTTTAGGTGGTAGATCGTAATGAATAATAGGTAGAAACTTACCTACTGCAACTCCCTTCTCTTGCAAGGCTTTTGCAACCCCGACTGTGAAAGAATTGAGTGTGTATGGAACCTTCTGTATTTTATTTAAAAAAGCCAGTGGTGTTTCTCCCTGTATAGGGCAGTCATTGACCCTACGAACTAAGTCATGACCATGCATTACCTCATTTAACATATATCCACCAGCAGATTCATTTGTCCAATCTTTAGGTGGTATTAACATAGGCCATGCTAAAGGTGCAAACAACTCAGCGTTAGCCATTACCTCATCTTTGATGTCCATAAACTCAGGGGTAGGGACAACAAATATGCTAGTTTTACGTCCTTGTCGGATGCTTTGTTTCATGAACCATTGACTAGAGTCCATGATGCAGTCTAATAACCAAGCACCTAACTTGATTCGTACATTAGTACCCCACGTTGTCCATTGTTTAACCTTATAACGATTCATCAATGTTCTTATTACAACGAGTTTCTGCTGTGTTCCTATTGATCTATGCCAGTAATTTTTCTTTAATGTATGTAGAAGTGCAGGTGCATGTGTTTCATAATGCGTCATCTGGCATTCATCTTCTATGGCATGACCAATAGATTCAGACACTCTAATTGCTAAGTTACATCCGTCCTTGTATCCAAATACTTTGTCGAATGTAATCTTACACGCAATAGAGGCGGCAGTGGCAGCTTCCATATCTTTTAGATATCTATGTATCTCTTTGAATGTTGCTCCGTTCTTCCGTTCATGTATTCTTGAATTAGTATCAACTATCCTAGATATGAGTTTTGGAAGTAGAGTATGTATAGAAGATACACCATAAATAGTAGCTGAACCATAGTTTTGTCCTTCTAATTTAAGTGTTTGATCCTGTAATCTCTTTAGTCCTTGTTTAATTGCAGTACGTTCAAGTTGTACTTGCTCGTCTATCTGTTCTAGTGTGGGCAACATCGTAAAGCTCATCGTTAATTTGGTCAATAAGTAAATCTCTTAGTTTACTATAATTAGGATGATCTTTGTTATCCTTGTATCTTGCTTCTATGAGATCAAGTGCTTGCTTCTCATAGGTATAGACATCATTCATTGTTCTAGTCATAATCTTCATCAATCCACATGTCATAATCATCTGGGTCATCTTTATCTTCGTCTAAGAACTGTCCCATATCTACATCTTTAAACGTATCTACTTCTAAGTCCTTATATTTATCGTGTTGTTTTAGTGGATACAGTACTTGCACAGCATCCTGATTAACAATGGTATATGTAGTTTTAGGGTTCTTAGTTTGCATAGCTGTTTCTAAGTATTTACGAGCAGCTTTAGACTGTGAATATACTTTCTCAGTTATTTTACCATTTGTTTCTTCACGAATGATGCAGTCTATCGAAGAAGGTAATGCCCAACCCATAACTTTCCAGTTAAAGAAGTCATTGTAAGATAGTGGTATAAAGAATTGATCTGGTGATTCTTTGTATGCCTTCCAGTTGTTAGGAAAGTACTTGGGTTTTTTCATGTTATTCTTCAATTAGTTGTACGTCTTTTAGTGTGTCGTTGTTCTCTAGTCTAGCATGAGCTAGACCCAACCAAGCAGCTTCTTCATCATCTGTAGCATTTAAGACTATGCTTCCCTGCTTAGCGAAATGAATTACATACTTGTTCATTTAAGTTTCTTGATTAGTTGTTTCGTTCTCTTCCGTGCTTGACGGATCGCTTGAGGTTTTTTTCGTCCTTTGTCTTTTCGCTGGACGTCCCCTTTTGCGTGTTTCAGTTGTAGTGGGCTGTTCATCAATTAACTCTCCATATTCTGTATCTAGTTGATTATACAGTGCTTGGTAGTCCTTTGTCAACTCCCCTTTTTCTAACTCTGCATAATTATGTAGCCACGCCATAACAGCGTTCTTGATTAGCCACGGTCTTGATTTACTCATTGATTTCTTCTCCTTGTTTGTTGAATACTTTATCTAACGTAGGTACAAATAGTTTACCATTGTCCTTCAACATTCTACGCATACTATCAAACCAATGATTGTTAGCATCATGTTGATCTTGTGTTAGTCCTTCAAAGTATATTTGAGACCATTCACTCTTTGTCATAGAAATCCTTCTCCAATACTTCTAATAGTCCTTTCTGTTCTGCTATGATAGCAACTTGATCTCTAATAGATTGTACATAATTAGGATGGTCTGCTACTCCTGTTGGATTCTTTAACATAACTTGTATGTTCATTTTAGCAATGCCTATCTTAGCCATGCAATCTTGCATTAGTGACATAATTAAATCTTCATTGAATGTAGTCATTAGTACCTCTCTGGTATTTCATTATAAGGTGACTCGTCCTTCTTGTCATCCTTTACTTCATCAAATGTAATAGACACAATTGGGAATGCGTCCTTGAGTTTGTGAGTGAATGCCCAGACTATATCTTTTATATTCATAGGTGATTTCACCACGACTGTGAATTTGTACTGTTTCATTGTTAATATGCAATGTAAGGATGATCGCCTACGTCTAGCCACATGTAATCAATACATACAGCTTCGGCTTGTTGTTCTATATCACGTGCAGCATCAGACATATCATAATCCTCACGGATACTAGTCTTAAGTAGAAAGTATGCTGTCTTAGTCATAACTCTCTTCCTTGTATTCTCTCTTATTCTCTGATTTAATTGCATTATCAAAATACTCTTGGAGTTCTTGATTATCAAGTACATAATTCATGTAACATGATATAAATGCATTAACTCTTTCTTGTGTAACATTTGCTAATACTATGCTATCTTCGTGAGAGTCAGTGAATCTAAAGCAGTCATGTTCCTTACAATAGTATATATAAGGATCACGGAAAGTGTATTCAACGGTAGTTTCTGATCT